AAATTATTTCTAAAATAATAGCTAATGCCCTGCAGGGTTTTTGTCGATTAGAACATGTTTAAAATTACTTAGAAGATTTGGATGTCTTATATCTTGAGTCAATTTGAGCAACCAGTGCGTGTCTCTGACAGCTTTCTGGCGGAAATTCAAACATACCAATCCCGTCTACTCCCTTGAGTCTGTTAAGGGCATCCGTTAAGCCATTTTTGCTACTTTTTTCTAAATCTGTTTGAAACTCATCGCCAGCAATACATATTTTACTATCCTTGCCTAAACGAGTTAACAACAAGTGCATTTGTTCACAACTACTGTTCTGCGCTTCATCCATAATAACAAAAGATTTTTCAAATGTCATTCCTCTCATGTATGCAAGAGGTAAAATCATTACCTTATTACTTGCAAAATATCTTCCAGCGGTTGCTTTGCCTACCAATTTTTCTAATATCATCTTAATTGGCATAACAAAAGGATCGAACTTCTCTTCAATATTTCCAGGTAGATATCCAAGTTTTTCACCAGCAGTTACATACGGTCGTGTAACAACAATAGTATCGATCTCTCCAGCCATCAACATCCTAAGAGCACATCCAACCGCTACGGTTGTTTTACCAGTTCCTGCGACTCCGTACAATATGGATACGGGATTGCTCAACACAGTATCAACTGCAGATTGCTGAAACGAATCTCTTGGCTTGAAAGCGCTATACACATAAGTGCCAGTTTTAAGCTCTTGCGCAGCCTTCTTCTTAGCCTTCGTATTCTTGCTCATAAATTTACCTCTTTTCAATAATTATCCAACGCAAATCTTTTGGGTCATGACTATACGAGATATTACCCAAAATATGTTTCTTTCGGTTTTCAGAAATATCAGAAAACTCTTGTTGTACAAAATTCCAAAATGTATGCTTAACTCTTATTTTGGAACCAGAATTTATTTTTAATTTAATTTGATATAAATCTTTATTAAATTGTTTTTTTATTGACTCTATTTTTTGCTCGACAAGATTCATCTCCACTACTTCTGCCCAACCATCTTCTAAATAGCTAGTTTCAAGAGAATAGCGCAGGTCGTGCTTAAAGCTATCAAATAATTTAGTTTTTTGATATAAACTAAGAGGTCGAGTATAATGAAAATACTCTCCATAGTCTTTGAATATAATTGGGTCTTTTTTCCCAGTAATTACCATACTATTTTTTCAAATGACTGGCACTCTATCCTGCAAGACTCTAATTTCACATAAAGATATAATCTTATGATTTTTAGCATCTAAAGAATTATCCATAAAGTCTGCTATCATTTTATTTTCCACTGATAAACCTTTACCTTCTAAAAATATGCTTTTAACCTCTGAGGGAAGAGAATTAATGTCTTGATCGTCACATTTGATAATATGATCTATCATATCTTTTTTTGGTAAAACAAAGAATGTAACATTCTTGTCCATTAAAGCGTTGCGTATATTTTCTTTTGTAAACATGATTAAATATTTGAACCTGTAAACATATATCGGAACCAACGACTTCTGCCTCCTGGCAGAGTATACTCTGGAACAACAATCATTCTTGTTAGTCCAGCATATGGTCCATTCTTCTTTGTATCAAGCATAGACTTAAGACTTTCTTCGTAATTTTTCTTCAATGTGTCCAAATTCCCAAATACACTTTGCGCTCTTTCCACAGAACCAAATACTAACTGTGGCTCTTGAAACTGCAAAGACATCATCATCTCACGCAGAGCATCTACAACAGCTCCATAGATAACTGGAGTATAAGCCCTTTCTGGCATTGAGTTTAAGGCATAATAAGATACCGCTGGATAATAATTATACCTATTTAGTCCATTTTGTAAAAATTGATATAATTGACCATCATCAAACCATCTAAAATTATAATCACAATTCACTACATCATATGTAGAAAGTGGATTTTCAAATATTACTTCTCCCTTAAAATAATTAATAGTCACACCAGAATCTACTATTTCTTGGTTTCTGTACACTCGAACGCCAGCACTCTGGTTCCATCTAGGAAACGTAAATTTAAAATTAGTTTTATTTCTGCTTGGTTTAGATTGCTCAAAATAAATAGGGATATTCATTGCAGAGCGTATGTGATATTCTAAAGCAACTCTTAAATCATTGACTACACCCCAATATGCGTTTTCTTCAGTAGGCTTTTCATTTACAATGACTGATTGTATAGTGATTTTTTCTTCATCATCTAATAAATATGTCCATGTAATAGTGTAGTTGCCAACGGAAGCATCACTAGCGATAGACCATTCATAAAAATAGTAACCATCCTGAACAGTAGAAGCAGTTGCTAAATCAACTACAGGATCAGCGTATGCGTCATCCTTAATAATACTCACACGCACATCTTCGGCAGCTTTTGCTCTACCATCAATGTCTGTAACCTTCAAAAAAAGACTATTAATAGTGCCTTGTGAAAAATTACCAATATTTTCTGCAATTTGTCCGTATGTAGTCATACTAATATTTATGATGTCCTGAAGGAAACTCCTGTAGAACTATTACTAGATGCAATTCTAAAAGCAACAGTTCCAGAACGAGTCGATATTGCTGATGGTGAATAAATTGGATATCCACCTATTCTGCCATTTGGAAATGTAGAAGTGTCAATTGTCACATAAAAATTTTTAGAAGCTAATAATGATGCTACTGAGCTATCTACTTGTTGAATATTATCTATTTTTGAAGAGTTAGCAGGAATATTAACAGATATAACAGGATTTGCTCTTGAACCTAAAACAGCAGGGCCCCTAATGCTAATTCTGCTCGGGATGATACCTGATTGCAATTTCCAAAATGACTTTATCTTCATAGAAGATGTAATTTCATCAAAATCAATTCTGGCAAATCCAGTTTCGTTGTTTCGCAATCCAAGTTGAACGGAGTCTAGTAGCATCTCTAAGCGAAATATGTTATCTTGTCTTTTTTCGTATGCCTCAATAGAACTTATAATATCATTAGGATTAGTTTGTAAAGACAATGAAGAATTCCAGCCAGTTTGACCAACTGAAACTAATTCATCTTTTTCTGGATCAAAATTACTTGAATTTTTACCATAAATTCTAAAAGTATAAACACTCGTTCCTAGCCTGTCTGCGGGAATAGTAGCAGTATATGTGTTAACGGTACCCTTACTAAGATTGAAACAATAATTTGACACATTACCAAGAACAAACTCTGTGTTACCAGTTATTCTGCTAACAAACATATTTTTATGATCATGAACAAGCGCATAATATGCGCCGGGATATTGAGTCGTAAATGTAAAGACTAGATTAGCCATAAGAATCACCCTTGAATGCAGCTTCCATTTTCTGCATAAAGTCTGCTACACTATTAATAGGAATATTCCTCATACGACAATCTCCCAGCAGATTTATGCTACAACCACAAACTATAGAAGCAGCCATACTACTGCCGGAAGCTTTCATATAAGAATCAGAAGGAAATGTAGACCAACTATTGCTGGCATTTATATCAATAAATAATTTATTTCTTTCTGATACAAATTCACATGAACCATCTTTAGATGAACTGCAACATATAACGCCATCAAAAGCTGCAGGATAAAGTATCTTATTCCCACGAGTTACTTCTTTTCCAGAAGAAGCAATAACAATACATCCAACATCAACTGCTTTTTTAATAACTTTTTCTAAATATCTATCATGTATAGGAGAGCCAGCGCATATTAATATAATATCAACATTATTTGCGATAGACCAAATAATCCCAGCCGTTAAATTATTTGTATCTCCATCACCAAAGTCATCCATAACCTTACAAAAATAATACCTTGCAGATGGAGCCATCCCCATTATAGTGCCAGGATTTGATCCTGCAAGAATACCAGTCACTATAGTGGCATGACCATGCTCGTCCCATACTGTAGACTTAGATGACAACAAATCTACAAAAGATAGCTCTGAATGCCCTCCAATATTTGACATATCACTGTGAGCAGGAACTCCAGTGTCCAAAATTGCAATTTTTACATTACCAGGATTAACATTTGGTATATGAAAGCCAAAGTTTACTGGAAGATATTTTACTGGCTCTTTAATATTTTTGACAGATTTTTTTCTATCAATTGGCTTCTTGAGTATGAGCTGCATTCACAAAATCTCCAATATCCTGTATGTGTATTTTTTCTTTTATATGAATATTTGGAGTACACTCATTAAGCTTCAAAAATATTACATCTTTATTCATAACAAAACCAGATAAAGCACAAAATATGTCATCAGTAATGATATTTTTAACCGTATTGCATTCATCATATCTTTTAATTAAATTTTGTCTTACTGGAACGTGCCACAGTCTATTATCTTCTGCAAAAAATGCATTTTTAACATACATACGTAACATGTCGTTTTTTATTGCAACACCAGAATCAGATCTGTTTTTGCGTGTTTTATTTTTTATCTTTATATAAAACTTAGGCTCCAACAATGAAACTGAGAAATATTTTGCAATAGATTCCCATATTGAGTAATTACTAGAATTATAGATACATTCTTGAATATTTTCTATGCTATGATACTTATTAAGTAAAAATTTAGATAACAACAAATCTGTGTCAGCATTGACAATCAAATCATATTTTTTTGATAACTCACAATAATTCACTACATTAACGTTTCCACCTATGCATGGAAAAGTAATTTCATCCATAGAATTTTTTTCTAGTAAATCAAATTGTACGGGAGTTGCGTAGTAAGTTTGCAAAATATTTTGCAGATAAGAAGCTACAAAACAAGACCATTCAACTTGAGGCAATGATAAAAGTATCTTTTTCATATTATAAGTCTATCTTTACTGCATTTCGCATTACGCGATCTTCAACATCCACATCAGAACTGTCTTCTGATGAAGAATTATCATCTGAATAATTTTCAGACATTCTCACAGACTTACTGGTTGCTTGCTTAATAGATTTACCCTTGACAGACATTTTTTGTTTCATTTTTTCTATTCGTTCTTGCTTTTCCGATTCGTTTAACATAATCAACTGTCCGCCATTTATCAAACGACTAATTTCATCGGGCATCTTACCATACGTATTCATTATAGAATCAATTGATTTAATATCGTCAAGTCCCATGAATTGAATTTTAGGCTCTAGCCCATTTACGATAACACATTTTCCTCCAGGAGAGCCAATATATTCTTTTTCTACCTTGCTAGAAGATACCTGTGGCTGCAAACGAGGTCCAACGACTGCGTCTTTTTGGCTTAAAGGAAACCCTGCAGTATTCTTATCATTCAAAACAATAAGACCTATACTTCTTAGCTTACTTTCAATTCTACTGAATTCATCAAAACTAATACGGTATAGTCTGTCACTTATAATGACTACTTTATCTTCACTATGATCAAATATGGCTAGCAACTTATACGTTCCTTTATAATGTTAAAAATACTTTTTGCTGACGCATGATTCTCTGTGAATTTTTGCAGATCTTTATTTTTCTCGACATATTTTTTATAATTAATATACATATCTTTCATTCCATCGGCAAGACTATTTATAAAAGATTCCGATGTTAAATCTGCCATTATGTGTTCATCCCAAAAATATGCGCCAGTAGCGTTTACTGGAACTTTAGAAAGACGGTCTATATCTAAAAGCATACTGTTTTTATTATTTAATATATCTTGCATGGCACTGACATTAGTTCCTATTACAGGCAGTCCACACAAGCTTGCTTCAAGATAGGGCAAACCATATCCTTCGCCCCTAGAAGGCAAAACAAAAGCGTTACAAGCCCTGTATATGCTTGCTATGCTTTCTTCATTAAGCTCTTTTGTAACTCTCATAATATGAGGTGGGTTTTTTAAATTCAAATCATGTATGATTTTTTCAACTTCATCTTTTACACCACTTGCTGGGCCAGATATTCTTTTTTTACGACACACAAGGATAAGTGTTACGTCATCCACATGACTAAATGCTTTACAATAAGCTTTTAGTAAAGCATCTGGTCCTTTTCTGTAGTTCCAATTAAAAACACTTATAAATTTAAAACTTTTTGCTTGAGCAGAGATATCAGCCTTATGACCCGATGTGTTATAAGTAAAACTGTCAACGATGCCAGGTACTACAAAAATTGGTCCACTAAAATGCTGAGATATGACACTTTTGCAAAAATTAGAAGTTGTCCATATTTCATCGTATCTTTTAAATATATCAGCAAAATTACTAGGAATAGTATAAGATTCAACGGTTGTATATAAAATTGATTTTTTCTTCCCACGTGCAGTATCGAAAGAAGGCACAATACTGTCTATAACTACGTCACCCACAGTGCTATGAGTATAAGGAAAGCTAGATCCAACAATAAGATCATTGCCTATTAATCTGGGATGAGAATGGTCTATGGCATTTACAGATAGACTAATTCCGTTTTTCTTCAAACATATAGCTAAATTTCTGTTTACCTTACCGTAACCACTGTAATCCAGAAATTGTCCCCTTAATAATATTCCAGAACTATCTTTGTTTTTTTCTTTCATCACCATTTGAGATGATTGCTCGCTTTCTTTTTGAAGAGACGATTCAAGACTTGAACTTGCATCCCATTCGATTGGATAAAATGACCCAGATCTAATTAGTTTTCGGAGTGAGGCGCTTTTTAATAAATCTTGTTTAGATAATTCATAAAAATCTACCACTTCTGTTGGAGAAAAGTTTTTATCAATATCAGAAATATAAACAGAATGACCTGTACGGTTTTGGACCTTCATAGTTCTTTATCGAAAGGTTTAACATATATTTTTTTATAATAATATTTATGCAATATACATATGATACAGCAGGCTACACAAAAGGCTTTATGATACTTGGCTCTTCCAAAATCAGGACACTAGAAAGCCTAACTGACAACGTAAAAAAATTGACATGCAGTGAAGTAAGTTCCAACTTTTATGATACTGACAGATATCCAATAAGTGGAATACCAATGTTTTTTTACAGAATGATTAATGGGAAATCAGTACTAAGAATAATAAATTCACAAAATATTGATGGTCTTGAAGGAAGCTTTGCAAACTTAAATGATAAAACTGTGCTAAATGGATGCTCAGTACAAGTAGCTTCAAATGGACTTAATGATTATTTATTAAATTTTCAAAAACTAACTGATTTGAATTACATTCCTACCAATAAGCATACAGACTATTCTGGAATACAATGGCTTTTAGATGATGACTATTCTCTAGCAGTTGTTACCACAACACAGCAGCCAAGAGCTTTTAAAAAATTTATATTTGGTCATAAATTAATATTATGCGGAGAATATTCAGATGGCTTTTCCCCCGTTGCGCTAATTGATGAACAATAAAATAAGTGACTTCTGGATTAGTAGTGCATTTAGATGCAGGAAATACAGTGTCATTCTTCAATGGAAAAATTGCTTTAGCAAGGATATATGACACTGCCCTTACTTCTGCTCAAATTTTACAAAATTACGATGCCGTAAAGTCAAGATTTTCTTAAGATGTAAAGTTGCTTAATAAAAACTGTTTTGCTTCTATTTTGTCTTTTATTACACCAGAGTCTTGAGCTTCTGCAAGAGCATTCTGCATCAAATTAATAAAACCCGTTTTTGGATCTTTCCCTGGAAAAATTTCCATAATTTCTTTTCCATTCAGAAGCGGTTTTATGCCAACTTTTGCTCTTTCTTCTATAAATTGCTCTATGGTTTTTATTTTATCATGCTTTCCTTTTACTTCATCATCGTAATCTACTCCACCTTTACTCATAGAATCAGCAATAGAGTGCATGAAAGTCAACCACCAAAGTCTAGTCTTTGAATCATCTGCAATGTTCATAGATTCAAAGTCTCTCAAAAACTTACCTATAGATTTAGGACTATGCATCTCGCCATGTGGACGCATGTGCTCCTGAACTACTTTGCCGATTAAATCTCTTTCGTTGCCAAAACCAAGTCTTTTTAAAATTTCAACTGCTAACTCCGCAGAAACATTCTCATGTCCTGGGTAAGATGAAGCTCCTGGAGTAGATTTGCTAGGACGAACTAATGACGGATCCATCTTGCCAAAATCATGGAATATCGCAGCCATTACAGCAACTAAACGTTCTTTGTCAGAAACGCCAGCATCAATAAGCATATTATTTAAATTTTTTACAACATGCACAGTATGCTCAAGCAAATTGTACTGATGCTTTGGATTGTTTTGATCCATATGAATTGGTTTAAATCCATAAAGTTTTGTATGGTGAAAAACAGGCAAATAAAGACCACTGGAAAAGAAATGTCTTACTGCATCAGCTGGCCTTTTTCCTAAAACTAATTTTTCTAATTCTTTTCTAGCACGCTCTGGAGCAACTTTCTCAAGATAAGACTTGTGAACTTCTGGATGCTTTAAAGCTTCTACTAAGTTATTATCTAATTCAAAGCCGTACATTTGAGATAAAAATCTTAAAGCCCTCAAAGCTCTTAGCGGATCTTCTTTTAACGTAACAATTGGGTCTACTGGAGTTCTTAAAATTCCCGTCTCTAAATCCTTGACCCCACCAACATAGTCTTCTATTTCTTCAGTATCTATGTTGTAATAAATAGCGTTAATAGTTAAATCTCTTCTTTTGACATCTTCCTTTGGATCATCAGTAGAGGATATCTCAGGGACTCTACTAGATTGATTATATTTCTCTGTACGCATGGGTACAAATTCAACCTTAATACCGCTTATATCTATAGCACCAACTTTAAGGCCAGCGCTTGTCTTTTTTTCTCCTGGTTGAGTTTTTTCTAAGCTAACAGCATAAGGATCTTTAGTATTCACACCACCATTTTTTTGCATGTCATATTTTCTAACAATTTCTGCAATCACATTCCCATCTCCACCAGTCACTGCTATATCTATGTCATCAGAAATTTTTCCAAGCAATCTGTCTCTTACCCAACCACCAGCTATTCTTAATTTAAGATTGGGAAAAAACATATCTCTTGCAGACTTGATGATACTAAATATAAAGCGTTCTTGCTCAGTTAATTGAACAGAACTAGAAATTTTATTAGCTGTCTTATACCAATTCATACGGATTATATTAGTACATAAAAAGACAACTGCCCTCCTTTCGGAGAGCAGTTGCCAAAACAATTCACGTGTTACTAATTATGAATTAGGATGCACGATAAACTTCAATCTTCGAGATGGCGTAATCGTTCATGACAACGATTCCGACTTCTTCGTAGATAACCCAACCGAGGCGAAGCTTCTTTGGATCGTCCGCTGGGAGGACAGTGATGTCCTGGCGGATTGGAAAGGCTCCAACGGTGTCGGGAGAAGCACATACCAAAACGGTCTGGGCGTCGAGCTGGGAGCTGACGTGGATGTCAGCAGTCCAGAGGTGGCCATAAAGACCGGTGGTAAGGATCTCACGAGTTGTAGCCTCATCGTAGAAAGTCTTGCCAAAGACACGGAAGCGAGCATACTGAAGTGGGTGAGCAACAACCTTGCTTGCGACAAGATCGTGAGTCTCAATCAAACGGTATGCAACGTTGAGCGAGTCAGTGGTCAAGTCGCCAGTGTTGCCAACGACCTGATCATTGCGGGTATCGGCAGCAGCAATCAGAGCGCTGAAGATGTTACGATCTTCTTCCTTCTGAATGGCTTCCTTAGCCTTGATCTGGGCACGGTCAACAATATAGAAACGACGAGCCTTGATTTCGCTCAAACGAATTGTTGGGTGAGCAGCGATCTCAAAAGTGGGGACGAGAACTTCTTCGCCTTCCTGAATCTGATCGGGAACTGCACCCTGACGGGCAATAACAGTTGCTGTAGAGGCAACATCGCGCTCATAGCGGGGTAGAGCGCCCTGTGGGAGCTCATCCACCATGAGAAGCTTGCGGCCTACAGCCTGATACTCTAACGAACGGCGGATTGGCTCCACCATGGCCTGTGCGAGAGCAGTACGGCCTTCCTCAGTAGCGAGGGCTTGGGCAATCACTGCCTCCTTCTCATCATAGGTCAAACCATCTTTATTTAATGACATGTTTGTATATCCTTTCAAAGTTTTATTTTATTATATTGATCTCAACAAGAATACCAATATAAAATTACTGAACATTCATGTAAAAACGAAGGAAAGTGCCGAGAGACAAGCTGCCGTTTACTGCAGCAGTGTTTCCTGCAACTCCACCATCATCAACGCCTGGGACACCACTTGGATAAGCACGTGGTCCGTCAATGATATATCCAATCTGATTTCCCATACTGGAAGAAACACTTGTCAACTTGCCGTTACCGTTGCAGTAAAGAGCTGCACCAGCTGTATAAGATTGAGCTGTATCGTATTGGTCGGTGTAAAATTCTCCGATACCAGTATATACAGTCATCTTACCAGAACCGACAGTTTCATTAAAGAAATCAGAAACACGGTTCTGAGTTGCACGAGTACCACCAGCAGCATTTACGACCAAAGAAGCTCCGTAGGGCTTATTTGGACCAGTTGCTCTTGCACTGTCTGCAGCAATACCAAACACGATGTCAGTATCAGAACTCTTTCTAACTACTGAGGACTCAGCGCCTGAATTTGCGCTAAGCTTAACGCCCATTCCCTCAACAATATCAGTAGCAGTAGTTGGGAGCTGGGTTGCTATTGTGTGAAAAACTTCAATTAAAGCCATTTTTTTTATTCTCCTTTAAGAATTAATTTGCAAGTCATTTAAAAGCATTACGTAACTTAGCAGCCTCGCTCTCATCTGCCATCTCGACCTGCTGTTGGAGACGGAATAGAGAAGCAATCTTACCCTTCAAGTCAGTCGAAGCATTTTTATGACTGCTTACTTCGCTGATTACGAGTGGCTGCTCAACTCCACTCGACGCAACCTTCAGACCCTTGGTAGCACTTGGGCGATTAAACATCGCCTTCTCGAGGTCACGAAGCTGAGATACATCATATCTCTGGAGCTCCGAGAGCTTTGCTGGCATTTGTTCGGCTTTAATTATGCCGTTTTCAACCATTTTAGCAGCAAGCTTGATAGCAACCTCATTGCTGGCACTACTGGCCTTCTTAGATTTATAGTTTTTTGCACCGCCCTGACCATCTTGGCCGCCGGTGATTTGATTTTGTTTTTCGCCCTCAAGACCTAGTTCGGACTCGTGACCAAGTTGACCGTCACCTGCTGGAATGCTGGGAACATCAACCTTGAAGCCTTCGCCCTTTTCAGCAGAAAGCGGCTGACCACCATTTTCTGGAACATCTGGAGTGTCGGCAGAGAAGCCCTCCTGAGTACTGTCCTTGTGAGGCTTACCATTCGATACTTGACCGATGTCTGGATCATCCTGCACTGTGTGCACAGAAAGGCCCATATCTTTAGCCAACTTAGCAAGAGCTTGATCGAACATATTTGACGCCTTACGGTACTTGCCTGTATGGTCTTTTCCTTGACCTTGCTGGCCGCCTGTCACTGCATTCTGCATTTCACCCTTGTTTGGCTCACCTTCAAAATGTCCATCACCATATGGAATTTCTGGAGCATCGGCCTTAAAGCCTTCACCATGCTCGCCAGACAATGGCTTGCCGCCGTTGGTGGGAACGTCAGGGGAATCGGCAGAGAAGCCTTCCTGAGCACTATCCTTGTGAGGCTTGCCGTTAGCAACTTGACCCACGTTGTCCTGTGCACTAGTCTGCTCTAACTTGCCATTTTTAGCCTGCTTATTTAGAGCAGAACGTATTGAGTCAACATCTATATTTAGTTTGTTGACGCCTACGATACGGCCATGGCGCAATGCATTGGCCTCTTTCTCAAGTAGATTTAACTGATCATTTGTAGATGCGCTCTTAGGAGCTTCTTTCATAATATCTGCTTCTTCAATTGCAGATGGCTCCTCAAAAGATTCTTCCATATCAGTCTCCTCCTCGGTTTCTGGTTCAGTGAGCTCTGTTTCTTCAGAGGAAGGCTCCATGCCTTCTTCTGACTCTGGCATTTCAATCTCTACGTCGAGATCTTCGCCACCCTCCATGTCGGACATATCATCGCCCAATTCAATATTTAAATCAAAGCCTTCATCTTCATCAGTCTCATCACGATAACCTGATGGCATTTCCTCTTCACTTGGCTCATCCATGTCCATATCCTCATCAATTTCTTCGTTGAGATCAGAATCATCGTAACCCTTTGGATTCTCAGACATGTCATCACTGTCTTCACCCATATCCATATCTTCATCAGAATCAAATGGATCTTCTTCCATATCCTCTTCTCCGATTGCAATCTTTATTGATTGATCTTCAGAAAGAGATTCTGCATAAACTTCTTCAGGAGATATGTACTTGGATTTTAAGTCTTCGCAAGCCTGAGCAGCCTTATTGAGAGCAAGGCCATTTCTAATGAAGTCTTCTACGCATTCATGCATGCCGTCTCTTTCAGACCAAGTAGAAGCAATCTTATTAGCTAGCTTGGTTGTGTAGACATTCTCGTCAGAAAGTGATCCGCAGACACATTCTGCAAGATTCTTACCTTCACATGGACCACTAAGTGCAAGTGCATTTTCACCATATCTATTAGCAAGCTTCTCTATGCATCTTGCCATGGGGAATTCTCCGTGCACTGTAAATGCTTGCTTAAAGAAACCCTTTATGTCATCAGAAGAGGCTTCCTTAATTGTGCCCAAAAGTCCCTTGTCATTAATCTTATTTAGCGCAGATGCCTTATCTTGCATAGACATGCCGTCAAAGCTGTCTTCAGAAATGCCAACTGAAGCAAGAGCTTTGATTATGGCATTTTTCTTACGCTGGCAAGGAGTGCAAGAAGCCTGCTTTGCAACTGGAGCCCACTCCCACTGAGCATAAACATGCTTTGGATCATTAGTCTTAGCAGCAACTCTAACTCTATAAATTTGACCACTATCCAAACACTGCCAGTGCTCTTGATCAAGCTTAATGGTATTACGCTCACCACTGATTGGGCTAATGCTTCCAAAATCTCCCTTAGATGCAAACTTTTTCATAGTATCTGCACTAATTCTTGTAGAAGCAGCAACGGCCATGCCTCCCATGCCTGGGATACCGCCTGGAGCTGGAGCACCCATACCCATGTCTGGAGCAGGGGATGCTGCACCTTCTCCACCTAAGCCCTTCTCTGGAGACTCTGGTTCAGCAGTTACATCTTCTTGATCAACATCACCATCGGTAATCTTGTCGAGTAGAGATGCATCTGGAACAATCTTGATTGTATAATTTAATCCACATCCAGGACCATTGCACTTGGATTTTCCTCCAAGAACGTCTACGTCCTGACCCCCACACACAACACACACTGCGCCTGGTGGCTTGGGCTTACTTTCTTCCATTTCTCCACCGCCCATATCTCCGCCTGCGAGAGGATCTGCACCCATTGGAGCAGCACCTGCATCAGCTGGAGCTCCAACAGTGAGTGCTTCAACTCCGGGAGCGCCAGCTGGTGGAGCTCCACCTGGAAGCTGCATTCCCATGCCCATTCCTGCTGGATTTAAACCAGCGGGCATTTGACCGCCAGCAAGCTGAGCCTGCTTTTCAAGCTTCTCAAGATCAGATAGTAAAGAAGCTCTCTTTGTCTGAACTGACTCTTCGTTTAAATCAGAAGTTACAACATTTGACTCGACTGAAGATGCCCATTTCTCAAACGCAGCTCTTTCTTGATCAGTTACCTTGGAAGCCATTTTGCAAGTGGCTTCAACAAGACCATTTTCTTCGTCAACGTCAACTGCAACGGGAATGATTTCGACATTCTGTCCGAGATTCTCATTCACCATATTTTGAGCAAACTTATGAACAGCTGCAATAAAATCTTTACCAGATGAAACTTCCATGCCGAGGTCATCCTCTGCACTCATGCAGACTTTGATCATTCCGTCCTCTGGCAATGACATTTCGCTAAATGCTTTACGGAACATATTTGAATCATCTTCATTCTCAGATGTTGCGCTTTCAAATCTTTCTACAGCGAGATCTTCTGCCTGCTGCATTGCCAGCTTGTTGTTGGATACGAAAGAGAGAGCTGCAAGAACATCTTCTGCAGAAGATGCACCCAGGTTGTCTCCAACAGCAGCCAAAACTGCATCTACTGGCTCAACGCCATAAACTTCTGAAGCAACTTTAGAGAAATTTGCAAGACGAGTGTTGTTTGACTTACGAGCGCTCACAGCCCATGGAGCTGCATTCATAGCAACAACCACCTTTGCCTTGTTGTGTCGTGAAGAATCGGAATTAATAAAGCTTACGCTGTTTTGTATGTCTTCAGATCCAACGCCATAAAATGCCATCGCATCAGCAATGGCTGCCTGAGCTTGCTTTATGAGATCTTGAGCAGAGGCTTTCTTTGTGGACTTTCCAGCAAGCTGACCTTCTGTCGTGACAGTTGGCTCAGACCAACTGAATGTTTTTTGCAGCATTTCTAATTGTCCCTGCTGGGCAACTGATGTCCAATCAGAAGGAATGTTTGCGAACACTTCTCTACTGATGTCATTCCATTGAGCTTCTGTAATCACTTCAGGGAAAGAACCCCAACGAGCCATGTATCCGCCAGTCTTAGAGTTAAGGGTGGCTTCAACAACTGTCTCATATGCAGTTCCCTGACGAGGAGTAGCTGAAGTTCCTCCAACATCACTGTAGGACTTGCCAGCACCAAGCTGCTCTTTGCTTTCGGTGGTAGCAGTGTGAGCTTCTCCCTTGCGGGCATGAATGCCCTTCATGTCAGAGAGTTGAGATTCGGTAGTAACCTCTCTCATTTCGCCTGTGCGTGACTGTGCAACTTTGTTTTGATTTGAGCTTTCCATGGATGTAATTGACTCCTCTGAAGTTTTGTTCAAGTATGAATTTAAAATTTGACGAGCGGCGTGCTTTGGATCATGATTGATAATTTGCTGTGTTTCTGCATCGAAAGAATCTATGCTAGACCATTTAACTAAACGGTCTCCCTTTAAATAAGCAATGTGCACTTCTCCATCATTGTCTGAAGAAATAACTATTGTGTCATCGCCTTGTGTAAATTTGTATCCTGAATTTTCTGACATAAATTCTCCGTTGGTGTACATAAGACTAGATAAATTATTTAGCCTATTTGTTATACTATTAGATATTTTAATAAAATCCTTTATAGAATCTGCTTTAACTGGAATAAAATTTGGTTTAGTTACTCTGCCAATCTCATCTCCAAATTCTTGTATTTGAGGAGAAGCAGAAGTAGGCATAGACTTAATCATTGCAGGAGCTTGCTGTTGCGGCATAGCCATGCTTGGCTGCATAGAAGGGACAGCAGCCTGCGAAGGCTGAGGCATTGCAGAAACTGGCATTTGCGTAGCGGATTGGGGCCTAGAAATAGGACTTGCTGGGGCATTTGTGCCATAAGCAATTTGAGATTCCGTAGGACTGGGCAAAACTGCGTAGCCCATTTCAACTAATTCATCTGAGATTTTCTGGATATCAGAGCAAACTTTAACAATATCAGATACATACTCTAAGCTTACCTTGCTCTTTTGAGCCATCATAGAGCGCGCAACACGCTCAAGCTGGTTCATCGCATCATTTAATTCATTGATTTCTTGCTTACCTGCAGCTTTATGCAAGCTGCATTGTCCAGAAGCACATTCCATGCCAAATGAAGAGTCTTGGTCCATGGAAGTTCCAATCTTAGCAAGAGTGTCACGAAGGTCTGCCACCTTCTTAAGTAAGCCAGTGGGGTTTATAATATCACTTACTAAGCAGTCATGACATGCTGGGTTGACAACAAAACTGTCTTCTATAAATTTAACACCATAGTTATGCTCAAATATCTGTTGACTGGCAAACTTGTTGTGTTTCTTTTCTCCCTTTTTGCATCCACACACTGGACATGGCTCTTCACCCGCATTGGCACTTTTGTGATATTCACATTCATGATCTCCAGTATAATTTTTCTTTTTTCTTTCTCTAATATGAGAGCAATATTCTTTTGCATTTGCAGCGCGTGTATGACATACAGAGCAGCAAGAATACTTTACACTACAGCCCATACTGCTTCCAGTGACGTAACCAGCTTCTATGCCTCTAGCAAGTCTTGGATACGCAACTTTGTCAACCATATTAATAGTATATATTCCACCACGAGTATCATCCCACCATGCATGAACAACTTTACCTCTAGCCTTTTCAACGTCATCGTTTTGGTGATTAACAAATACAGGAACTCCAATAAAAGTTTTGGCTGCTTTTTTTAATTCATTTTCACTAAAATAATCTCCATTGTCATTTACTTCATCTTTCTTAATTGCAAAAACTTTTACAAAAAGATGATCTGGATTTTCTTTGACAGCTGAAACTATATCAAATCCGCCAAGGTCTATATTCTTTATATGGTCATCAAATGTTTTTTCTTTTGATGCAAATTTTTGAATAGGAGAAAGATTAATTTCATCCCAATTTTGCGGTAAATTTAATGGCTCTATTTGTCTTTCAGATGTAATTGTGAATTTATCCATTTTTATGCCTTTACAAATCTAGGAATATCAATATTTTCAAGGTTATCTACGGTGTAGTTAATTTGACCCTTTGGCCATGGGATACCGTATTTTTCTTTTAAAAAAGATAACGCAGAAGCCATATTGGTAAAATATTTTCCATAAGGAGAATATGTTTTTACAACATCTCTTACGGCTAATGGTGGCAGTTTCTTGATACCAGCAAAATAAGATTTTTCGCCGTATTTAGTTTGAGCTGGACTACAAACTACATAGTAATCACTATTCGTAGTATAGTCATGACCTTCCCACCTTCTATACGATCCGGGCCCTACTTCTGCCGTATATCTTTCGTGCAATGGTGCTGTGCGCTCCGAGTAAGCTTCACGCCAAGTAATATTGCGATCTTTAATTCTTTTGGCAGATAATTTTATCATAATAACCTTGTAACATATTCATTTAATAAAATATATTGTTTTTCCTTTTAAATGCAGGAATATATTATGAATTGTCACTGTTATCATAAATCAAATTTTGATAAGTGATTTTTAGTTCATCCCCATCTTCGTAATAAATACTTTCATCATCATTTACACTAGCTTTTTTAGCCATCAATGCTTTTCTTTGAGCTATTGTATCTTTAATATTATTTATTATAATTTGCGTTACAAGTTCAACATTTGTGTTTAAAGCACTTTCTTTGATTCTTACAACACGCCAGCCCATATTTGCAAGCTTCATGTCTCTTTGCTTGTCTCGCTCTACAGCATCTACGTCAGAATGCCAAAAATCTCCGTCTGCTTCAAAATTAATCATAATATCAGGGAATGCAAAATCTAAAAGATACGCATTCTTTTCTCCTGGAACTTGAAACTCATATTGAGCAAAAAGTCTTAGTGGAATATTCAAAGACTTGATAATACTAAACAACTTCTGCTCAGGCTTGGTCAAAAATATTTGTTTTGACTCTGGAGCTTGCTCTTCAACTTTTTTCTGTTTTGGTTCCTTACCACGCTTATATACGCGCATGCCAGCATCAACTCCTGATTGCATGCCATCCATAGCTGGATAAAATTGAGCAACCTTGGTCATATCGTCTGAACTAGCAGCAGCTCCCATTGGCGGAGTTGGAGGAGCGCCACCCACTGGAGGTCCTGGCGGAGGAGCGCCAGGTCCTGGGCCAGCTAAGCCTGGCGGCATGCCGCCGCCGCCCATGCCAAGATCTAAACCACCACCAGGAGGTCCGCCAAGGCCTAAATCAAGACCGCCCATTCCGCCACCTGAATCTGGACTACCACCAATCACCTGACCACCCTTACCAGCAGTAATCTGCTCTTCACGAAGTCTATTGATCTCTTGATCATAATCAATATTATATTCAGTAAGAAGCTTTTGAGAAGATATCAACCCCTTGTCATGAAGCTGCATTAGTCCTTGCAAATACTGACTATTATCACGCAACCTTAAATCATTCCATTTCATCTTTGGATAAAGCCATACAGTCTCACCAACTAATTTGCTTTTTTGAGTATCAACAAAACCTTGCATTTGCGCAACTGGTAAAAAGATATTTTTTTCAACCCAAGATGAAAGCTCCATACGCCAAGTTTCTAATCTTCTGATCAAAGTCTCAACGCCAACTGCAGCAGCGCTATATGCTGCCATTTCTCCGTTAAGAAGAGTTTGAGGCAACATAAGACCGTCCAGCATTTCTTTTCCAATCATTTCAAGCTGATTAGAAATATCGTGTATTTTACCAGTTGCTCCTATAAAATCCATTTCAAATGCATGGTGAGTCACAATAGTAAGATTAGGATCGTTTGCAACAGCAGCGAGTTGTCCTTGCACATCTGCAATATCAAATTCAGAAGCTGGTCTTTCTGCATTGCCAACTTTAACAACTCTTACAGGAAGGATATGACGCTCTGCCATAATCCAGTTGGCAGTCATTAACTTTGTCTTATATGAAATGATTGTAAACAGTCTTCGCAATAAACTTTCTCCATAAGTTCCATATGGAGAACCCTTGTGTCGTATATGACTAATGCATCTTGGACTCAGCGGAATAGGTCTACCAGACAATACATACTCTTTAATAGAATCTGGAATTCTGTCATAAACATTTTTGGGCTTCTTCTGAGCAACAACCCTTTTAAGATCATCGTCTGGAATTAAAGCAACAGTGGGCTCATCTGCAAGCTGAGTATTTTGAACTTCTATAAAATCAGGATTTAAAATTAGTAAACGCTTTATGGTCCCATCGGGGTGATTGCAGATATTACCATTTGGAAGATGACCCATGCCACGACATACTGGACATTCTATTTCTGTAAAAACAAATACATCACCCAACAAAAAATATTCATGACTTATTTTTCTAAGCCAATACTCTAGATTTAGTTTTTCCGACATGTGCTCAAAATATGCAAGAACCTTTTTGTCCTTACACTCAAGTGCAAAGCCATTCATTGGGAATCCTGCATAAAAATCTATGCCAGCAGCAGCTTTTGGTTCGTTTTCGTAATAAAATCTAGCCCATTGATAAACTTCTTTTCTTTTACTTGCAATCTGCCAATTTTGTGGTGTATGCAAAGGGCTAAAAAACATTGGCTGTGTAAATATTGTCCCGGCATTGCCTCCAACGTATTGAGCAGCTTTTGTTAAAGGTAAAGATACAGCTGAAGAATTTGCGTATTTGCGAACATCAAAGTTAGAATTATGTTCTGCGTTACCTGTTTCTTGTTCTTTATTGATTGACTTTGCCATTTATTTTACACTCTTGTTATGGAAACATTACTTAAATCACATCCGCAATTTACACATTTATTACCGTTTTTTGAAGAATCTGCAGAATTATCAGAATTACATATTGGACAGATTTTTTTCTGTCTAGAATATATATTACCTTTATCGGGTTTCATAAAGGAGAAAGCACGGTCTAATGCCCTATTAAAAGGAGAAGTAGAAGCATTAGACGCAGACTTAAGATTTAACTGTTCTTTTTTTTTAAGTTAAATGGACCGATGGAAATTTTGTTAAAAGTAGCTGGGTTTACCAACTTGTCTTCATTTCCTCTTAATACTTCCATTCTTGATTCAAGAGTAGAGTATTGAGGCATCCACGGACGACCTCTTGTTCCAGGCAATAACTGCAAATTATTGCCAACTGGAATATTGCGGTTAACTTCAAACCTTCTATTAATATAGCCGCCGACATAATTTCCTTCAGCATCACGATATGGAGCATTGTACTTGTCCATAACATTGCCACGCCAAATGGCTTCAAAATCAATGTCTAAAACGTCATCTATTTTCAAGCCAAATCCCTTATTTTGCTCTACTAAATGCAAGCCACTTTGTATATCTCTACTAAATGGACTTAAAGAGGTTTGGCCAGGACCAGACATAATAGTTCCATGCATAATGCTTTTATGTTGAGCTGTTTTTGTGAGATTAAATTTGCCTACAGAACTCTGCTTTCTTTCAGACTCTGCCACATCTCTAGCTAGCTTCATAACATGCATGGTACTTGCAGTAGCGATGTCCATCTCTTCTTCCTGAACTTGTGGAGGATGTATTTTTGAATACATATCAAATAATCTATTAGCTATATCTACTGCATCTTCTGACTGTGGATCAACTTCAAAAAACTGACTTAATCCAGCTTTAAAATCGTCTGCTATATCAGTTGCCCCAATAGATTGAGAAAAGTACTCATTCCACGCAGCATCCATAGAAGACTTAATGTCGCCATATGCGAAAGACTTTAACTTTTCGTACATTTGAACATGATTATCAAATACAGGCACAGATATGGTTTCAACTTCTGTGTCAATGTCTTTATTTGGAGCCATAAGAAGCCCAGAACTATCTTTCGCCTCATCAGACATCTCAATGTCACTGAACTCTTCTGCTCCTTGAATGGTGGGAGGAGGAGTCATTTCAATAGATTTTTGTGCGAACTTAGACAAATTAAACTTAGGCATTTTTATCTCCAAATAATTTATCTATTGCTCTTTCTCTAGCAGACTTTGGCTTTTCGGATTGAGGAGAAGCAATTTTAGACCACAATGACTCGACCACATCTGTAGATCTTAAAGATTTAGATATTTTCTTTTCTTCGACAGAAGCAACCTTTTCTTCAGAAGCAGAAGGCGTATCTATGCGGTCAAAAGCACCCTTATCAAATAAGCTAATTCTGTCTTTACGAATAGATCCGTGAGATCCGGCATTCTTTGCAGCTGGAGAAAAATTACCTTTGAATCTTGTAAGGTCATCAGCAATATCTGGCGCTATTTCTTGCTTGACATTTGGTAAAAACTCTGATTTTTTCTCAACAATACCTACCTGATTGTCAGCTGGCACTGAGTCTGGAGTGAATATTGACCTAGAAGAAGACTTGCCAAAATAATTATCTGCAGGAACATTCGCGTCACTTGTAGAGGAACTTCTAGTAACTTTTTTATTTAATAAAGTGCCATCAGATTGTGCAGACTTTTTACTTACCTGCTTCCTGAAAAAACTTTCTAAAACAGATGGATCTACTGGAGTCTCTGAGCTCTTAGATGATTTTTCATTAAATATAGATGACTTTCCAGCATCTTTGTTTTTAAATATCATTTTGTATATCCCAATCTTTTTAAGGTGTCTGCAAGCATTGTCTTACGCATCTCAAATTGTTCTGCAAAAATACTAGAAGCAACCTTTTTCTGAGCTGTCCCCTTTTCATCTGGAACAAACTTTAAACTACCTTCATCTGTTGGCTCTTGGATATCAGTTTTTGGAACACTTTTAAAAGATATTTTAAAATTTTTGCCATGTTCTATCTCACATTCAACATTGAATGCTGAGCAAAAATCAGAAACAATTTGTTTTGCCTCTTGCAAAGATACTTTCTTTTGACCAGTATGAACAGGAATAATAAAGAATCCGCTGATATCGCCATTCGATGCTATAGAATAACTAACTAAATTTTCTAACTTTTTGTCAACGGTTCTTTCGGGAACGCCAAGCCTATTTACCAAAATATCCGTTACAAAATCTCGAATATTTTGATCATCTATATTTTTAGCAACATTAGCAACGGGCGCTGGCTGTTCAGGAGGAACTGACGGACCTCCCTGCATATAAGCAGAAGCAGGTTCAGGAGGCGCTGATTGCGCCGTCCTGAACATCTGCGTCTGCATTTCTTTCCTAATTCCTACAGGCAAAATAGCCATATTAAAGCTCCTTAATTCTGTACAGAAAGTAGAGCTTCAATAAACTCCTTTGGCCAAACATTGTCCCAATACTTACGGAAATGAGACTTTTGCTTATCGGTGAGGTTAGCTATCTTGACAAACTTTGGTTGCTCAGAAGCCATTTTGTCAGACCAACAAGATTCTTTTGCAGACCAGCAAGATTCTTTTTCGTCCTTGCCACTCTTGCCACTCTTGCCACTCTTGCCTTCATCTGAATCATCAATAACAACCTCTTCTCCATCTTCATGAGAAGTTGCTGCGTGAGCAAATCCAGCTTCATGAGAAGTTGCTAGTGTCAAAATAACTTCATCATCATTAACCTTTTCAATACTTGCTATTTTTAGGCCATCATCTTTGGCTTCAGCCTTCTTCTTGTCTAAGATAGCTTGCTGAAGAGCAGCTGGCAATTTCTTTTGAGCAGAAGTTAAGCCTGACTTACCAGAAGCACCTGACTTACCAGAAGCACCTGACTTACCAGAAGCACCTGACTTACCAGAAGCACCTGACTTACCCTTAAAGTGCTCCAGCACTTCCTTGGGCATCTTACCGCCCTTAGTCGTCTTTTCCATCATAGCTTCCTTGCCAGCTTCCTTGACGGGAGCTTCAGCAGAAGATGCGACCTTAGTCATTCCGTTACCCTTGACACCATCAATAAGGTCTTGGAATGATTTTTGAGATCCGTTTACGTAAATTTTGTTAGAAAAAAATTGCATATAGTTGTTCCTCCAAATGGTCCTTTTTATTAATAAGTATTTATAAATTTTCCTTTATGATATAAGGCAGTCTCTATAATTATGTAAACTTTCTTGTCTAATTTGATCTGCAAAATCATAAAGTTTCTCAGAAACGGCGGGATCTGACTCGGAAACCTCCCTAGCTATCTCAACAACTTCATTACTCACTTGAGCAAGTTTCCATGGGATACTAAACATTCTTTCAGCAACAGTCATTGGGACTGCGTCTGAAATAGGCAAACCAGAAGATACTTTTTCTTTTATTTCATCTTTTAAAATTTCATCAGAAAAATTAGTTGTCTCTGACTTCGCTATTTTTATCATAGAATTTGAAGAGTCTTTGGCGTACTTGTCCCATTCAGAACTATTACTCATCAGAGATTTTAACCACTCTTCATGACATTCACTCCAAATTTCTTGTGCACTCTTTTTTGCTTCTTTTGTACGCTTCTCTCTATAACAATTGTCAAAACAACGACCATTTCTGATCCAGTAGCCTTGAACACCATCATACTGAGCTTGCTTAATCATAGTTAAAGATTCTGCAACGCCATCTAGCTGCGATGCATGCTTGCTAAGCCCCTTGATCTCTAAACTTTGTGCGGTCAAAATTATATCTTTTATTAAATTAATCATAAACACTATCTCCGTGTTAATAATATTGATTTAGGCATAAACTTCCTTCCAGGAAATCCATACGAAACAATATTCATAATTATATATTGGCTTGGATGATCTGCTGTTTCGTCATATGCTTTTAAAACCTGACGCTTACTACTCCTGGAAAAGAAAACACGATGAGGTTCTATATCTTTAGTAACAGTGTGTCCTTTTTGCGTATGATAAGTCACTCTCATAACTTGATTATTAGAAATAGACCATCTTAATGCCTCAAAAATATTGCCAAATTTTGGGATATTAATTACGTCCTGTTTTGCTGGGGCTGACACAGGAGTCACAACAACATTAGGAATAGGCTTAGCTGGAGATGGAACTTTTATTTCCTTTTTTGTCTCTTCCGGTTTTTTTTCATCTTTATCTAAATCTTCAGTTTTATCTTCAACGTCCTGAGCTTCTTCTTTTTGAGCAGTTTTTATATTCTTAATAAGCACAACGGAATTGTCAAATTTTTTGAATAAAGGCTCACAATAATCTCCAACAGAAAAACCGTTTGACTTGAACCATCCGTCTTCCATCTCTAAAGCATATTTGCATGGACATGAAGACTTTACACTTGTCAAATCATGCTCTTTAATTCTTTTAATGTCTTGAATTTTTCCAGATTCATCTATAAATGCGATGTCTAAAGGAATAAAAGTATTCATTCCCCAAAAACTTAAAGGTTTTGAATTTTGAAAAACAAACAGCATGCCACTATCTTTATCTAAAGATTTCCTAAACATTAACCCTTGACTTTGCTGTTCCGGGGTCTTTGCAACTTCTACATAGATTTTTTTTGAGTTACTCAATTTCATTGAATTTAAAACCTTTGTATTTTGCCCTTATAGTAAAGTCATCAACATCTTCATTTTCTATAGATATTACTAATCTTTTTGTTGCAGATCTTAAATATTCAACTTCTATGTCATTCCAAAAACCACTGTGACGCAAAAAATCTAAGCATAGTGCACGATCTCTCTCACTATTATATCTATAACTTAATTGCATCATGCTCTAAAAATAGAATTGCCCCTTTTTGGCACATCAAAATTATTTTCACTAACTTTTCCTAAACCCTTATGATGTACATTGGTCTTTAATGCAAACGTACAATCGTCATCAGACAATATCATTTTTTCCAAAAGCTTTGCACCGTTTGCGGTAATAACAGCGTTACTCATGTCACCCTTAATAAGACCAGCAAGCTGCAGCTCAACAAAGTCAGTAGTATGCATATTAATTGGTTTAGCTATTTTTATATTAGAATTTCCATCAACAGAAGAAACAAAAAGAGAATATAAATTTTTAGCCTGCCTAGAATGAATGCTAATAAAATTTAGATTACTAACATTTATAGTTTTATTATTTACCAAAAAATCAACGAGAGATGACTGACTTACTTTTTTCATGGATTACCCCACAGATTTGCACGATAAGGATACGAAGTTTCATAGCCCATTTCTTCAGAACCGCTAAGAAATGGATAAGGCTCATTACGTAATTCTCGCCAATAAAATCCAACCTTTGTATCACTAGACTGATTGTCTTCTAAACCCATTTGATATCTTCTTTGCTTTTGCTTCATGTCCTGTCTTGCATAAGTCTCTTCATCTACATCACTCCATCTGAATACTCTTTCTTCTGTTGGAAGATCAAGATTAGAATAAGGACCCTGTACAGATGAACTAATATCAATATCTATTGCAATTTTTATATTAGAAGAATTTTGTTTTTTTATATAAGAACTAATTAAAAACTTAAGATATCCTATTTTTTTTATGTTATACTCATACAATTCAATTCTTGACAGGACTACTGCAATTTGTTCAGCGGTTGCATGACTCATGCGATCAGCAGCCATGCATGAAATGTTTCTAATATGTTTTATACAAGACCTATCTTTTAAAACAGAATGCTGACTTTTGCTTTTAACGTAGTTGAAACATTTTTGCAAAACACGGAGCCCATGAACAGTAATACCACCAGCAATAGCCTTGACATTAATCTCAATTTTTTCCCATTCGTCTTTTAATTTTACTACTTGTTCTTTTTGCAAATCAGATAACCTTTGCAAAAAAAGATCAACGTTTTCTACAGAGCTGTTTTCTAAAGAAATAATCTGGGATCCATTAATGGCATATCCATAGTAATTTAATTCTGCTTGAATAGCCTGCAATTTTGAATCATGAGTCATTGCACTTCTTCCCCACTAAGTCAGAGGCATACTCTTGTGGATACAGAAGAGTAAAATAACGACACAATTTTTTCTTATTGTTTCTTTTTACTTTTTTTAGTTTATTTTGAAAAGTACTAGAATTAAATTTAATCAAGCTCTAACTCCTCGTTGTTTGAGCCTACGAAAATCGTTTTCTGTTCTGAAACGAAAGGCTTAGGCTTAGCATCCGAGGTTATTTTTGATGATTCGACTGTATTATCCTTTTTGTCCTCTTTCTTTGAAGAAGGCTTTTTCTTAAAACTTTTTCTAGTTTCAGTAATTTTCTCAGGCTTTGAGTCCACTGGAGCCTTAACCTGCTTAGCTTCAGCTGCAGGAGATGAAGCGTCAGAGCAAGAAAGCAGACCAGCAGCAACAAGCTTATCAAGTTCAACACATGTTGGATCATCTTTCAGCAAGACAACAGTGTCTCCTGAATTAAGGGGACTCTTCAGAAATTGTGAAACTATGATTTTTTTTGAACTGTTAGTATAAACTTTCTTTTCTGCATTTGCTGCATTTTTAGCGTCATTATCAATAGCTTCAACATAGCCGTTATGAATTGCCCATACTAATTCATGGTGACCAATTTTATCTTTAGTTAAATCAAAAAACACACCACGCTTTAAAACCAAATTCAAACCACCAAGCACTATTTCTCCGGTAATTTTTTCTGTTGTTCTAAATTTCATATTTTTTTAATCCTTTTCTTGGCCAAATTGCCAGACAACTGCTCAGGCTTGCTATCCCTATTATCGTCAGCCATCAAAGTAAATATGCGAAAAGTACGCGAAAGTGGACCGTCATTGGTTGTAAAATTCAACTCTTGTCCAGACTCCCCGTATGGCATTTGACCCTGATCCCTACCAACATAGGACTCAAATGGATCATCTGGATCAAAATCAGTCCATGGGTGATCGCCTGGAGCTATATGATCATATTTACTAGCACCACCTATAGATCCAGACGCGTCTGGAGCTTCATCGGGAAAACCCTGATCTCCAATTCTAGTTAACTTAGGAGATTCGCCAGAATTTGGACCAACATATCTCTTGTATGGATCTTTCCTATCAAGAGGATGTTCAAATGCTGCTGGCCAACCAGTGCCACGTCTGGCTACTTTTTTCATGACAAAAGTAACTCTCGTTTTTTATCAATTATAGATTTAATAATAGAATTTTCGCTGTCATTTAAATCTCTGCCAGCAGATGCAGCTTTGTAGGCTATATAAAAAGCGGCAGCATCTAGCTTTTTAACAGAATCTAAATCTCCAGTAGTATGCATTGACTTAACTTCAGAAGAGTCTCCAATATGAGACAAGTTTTTCTTTACATCCTCTGAAGGTACGCCGTCAAAATTAACAAAGCGTTCAGGGCTATTTGGCAAACCAGAAGCAGAATCAGCGACATTAGCAGGAACCTGCTTTGAACCCTTTTTGCCTATATATTTTTCAAATAAATCTTTTTGCTTAGTAAGATTTTTTTCTGCCTTTGAATAAGCTTCACGATAAGCTTGATCATGCATTTCTGTTGCAACATTTATTCTAGGAACCTCTTCTCTTATATTGTCATTTTTTCTTATTGAATATTTTAATTTTTCATCCATTTGAGCTTCAAGAGTCTGAGAATCAGACTTATTTTCTTTACTCATCTTGCCTTCGATAGTCACATCTTTATCAGAAGATTCGACTCTATCCAATACTGCTTCAGCTATTTCTGGGACATCTGATATTCCAGTGCCCTGATCTTTTCTATGCTGATCAAGATCAGAAGCTAAACTAGCTGTTTTTACATTATCACTTTCAGAAAACAAAGATTTGACCCATTTTTTTAAATTAAACATTTTTAAAACCTTTTGCTCCATTTTTGTTGTTGAAGTGTATTGCCAATAGGAACTCCTGACATGCTTCTAAAGACAACATCTTCTCCTACAGGATTTACTGATAATCTAACTAATTTTCCTTGAGGCAATCTTGTCATAGTGTCATTCATGCAAGAATAAGCTGCACCAGCCAGAGCATCTACAACATCATCTGTTTTTACCAAGCCGTCTTTTTTAGCAAAAACACGGTATCCAGTTGGGGTATATCTGCGCTGCAGATACAACATTTCATTTTTTAATAAATCATGCTCTGGAATATCAAGTCTACCGGCAGAACATAAGTCATATAAATTATCATATATAATAATTTTATATCTTTTTGTAAATCTAGTCATTTTTGCTGGAACACTATGTTTTTTAAGATGGTCAATGCTGTGTTGGGAGTTCCATTGATCAAAAGTAACAAGTTCAAAATTATACTTTTTACTCAAACTAATAATGTAATTATCAACTTCTTCTGTAAGAATTGGTTTTCCCTCTGCAGGCTGCCAATACTTCAAATGATCTACCTTTACTTTAAAATCCATCTTATTTGTTTCTGGATTTACAAAAAGCTCTCTATGGACAACACAAAGAGCATAGTTGTGAGAAGAAGTTGCTGGATCTAAATGGCAAAAATAGGTAAAGCCAGCCTCGCCGTGATCTTTGAGATGCAAATTGTTACTAAATGCCTTTTCAACCATATCTCTTGTAAAGAAAGTTTGTCCAGCTGTGCCACTAAATTCTGCACCAAACTCCATCATGAATTCTTCTTCTGTCATATTTGCAAATTTTTCACGAAGTAATTCTTGAGTCTGGTTTGGATTAACCTTCCATGTTGGAAGCTTGCACATTACCCTGTGAGATACTGCACTACTTTTCCTATATAAATCATAAAACACACCTTCTTTACCACGAGGAGAACTAATGCATATAATTTTACCATCATAAACGTCTTTTGTAGATTCCACTCCATATGGATCAATCACTTTTTCTTTGCGTACATATGTGGCAGTGGCAGGTGCTAATGTTCTGTATATACTTTCTCCGCCGCTACTACCAGCAGTTTGCTTATATAAGCCAATTTCATCAAGCAATAAACAATAGCAAGAAATACCTGCTAAAGAATCAGAGTTACTGTGACCACAACGAATAATTACAGAGCCAGGACTGGTAGGCAATCCACGAGAGGCAAGCTCAGCATTTCGCACTTTATCCGCAGGAGTCAATAAATGAATTTGTTCAGATAAAATTCCAGATGGAACTATTTTATCAGCAAAATATGAACTATTAATAATTTTATCTTTTATTTCATTAAACAAAACTTGAGCTTGAGCCGAACTGTTTGCAACAGTAAGAATGGTGAATGGAGCTCCTGAACCTAAACCATAAAGCTTATAAGGGTCTCCTTCAGGAGCTTCTAGAAGTTTTGCTGCCTCATAGCATGCTAATATTGAAACAATAAAGTCTTTCCCGCTCCTGCGCCCCCACACAAGAACCAGCTCGCTCTTTGTGGTTCCGTTGTCTTTTTTGAAAAACAAATCACTTATATCTTCATCTTCAAAGTTATTTTCTTTACATAAGTTTATTTCTTCATCTGAAAGGGATAAATTTTCATTACCAACACTATTAGCATAAAAAGCTTTTAACATAATTCTCTGAAAAGGGTATAAATCGATAGGAGTGGGCTTTCTATGAATTAACCCCAAATATTTTTCAGACTCAATAAATTCAATTATACTAGGAATACGACCAGCATCAGCGGCTGTAATTGTAACGTTCTTAACCGCTTCCTTTAAGCCTTCGAGATCTAAAAAGAGATCTGACTTTTTCTTTGGTCTTCCTGATTTACCCATCATCTTTACTCAAATAAATGAAGCCTGCTTTTTTGAACAACTGTTTGTACTCTGTTTTTTCGCCCAAATAAACGAAACAATCAGCATCGTTGCAGTCTTCCAGTACTCCATTTTTAGCGGAAACTTTCCACCAAAAAACATTTGGACTATCAAGCTGTAAAACTATTTCAAAAACCCTAAGCTCTTCTTCAGATATACCAGATGCAGCAACATGAGTTGCTTTGTAAACACTTTTTGATGCTAAATTATGAGAAAAGGGTTTTGACTTAGTCTTACATATTTTGCTAAAGCAATCATTTACTTTAGCGACATGATGTTTTGGAATAATTATATGATATATATATTCCACATATTTTTTTAAAACAAAACTAAAAGTTTCCCTACTTATATTTTTAAAAATAATTACTCACTAAGCATTTTGTTGAGCCTGAGATATTTGAGCAGCAGCAGCAGATTGAGGAACTTGTCTAACCGTGTTCTTGTTCAAGAAATCCATAAAGTTGTTTCTCCATGTTCTATGTCCACTGTGAGCAACAGAAATAAAAGGATCTAGATAAACCTTATTTCCAAGCTCCCTCCATTTTAAACAAGTCAGTATATCTTCACTAATGTATCTGCCGCCAAGAACTCCGGTCTGAAATACATGCTTAAAAACTTTTGGATCTTGACTTATTGTATATGGAGGGCACGCTTTCCACAAAATATTAATTGCATTTTTACTCAACCTTAAAAATCCAGTTGGCACAGAAGCAACTTCCATTAGGCCATTCTGAATAGTAATATCTCCAATTAGATTAACTGGAAAGTCTTCAATTTCTGACTTTTTGGGATATATGCCAGCGACGAAGTCAACTGGATGACTGAGTAATCTTAAAAACTGTTGTGGATCCCAAGAAATATCTGAATCAATATAAACTAAATCATCATAATTGTTTTCGTATGCATATGCAAACAAATCATTACGAGCCTTCTCCACAAGAGCATCATAACATACATAAATAGGATCTATCAAAATATTATTTTTGACACATTCTCTTTCTGTCAAGAGCATGCTGTGATTATACCATGCATCTATTCTGCCATCATATGCAGGTGTTGCAATCATCACTTTTCTTTTAGGCTTAACGCTATTTTTTTCTACTGATGAAGTGCTTTTTGTGGTTGTATTCTTTTTCTTTGCCATAATAAATCTATATCGGCAATTTTACTACTACAAAATATTCATCTTTGTCTAAATCATTTCTTTCTTGAATGTCAATGTCGTCAGTATAATTATTAAACATATTTTTAATTTCATTTTTAGAAAAACCAACACACATTTTTTTTACAATAGATG